AGTCATACTATAGGCAGCATATCTACCTACAACCGTATTGTGAGTACCAGTGGTTGTGTTAAAGCCGCTATATGCTCCTAAAAACGTGTTATAAGATGCGCCAGCATTTTCATACCCAGCGTATGCTCCCAAGAATGTGTTCTGATCGCCGCTAGTTAAATCATACCCAGATATATACCCTACAGCGGTGTTGTTGTTTCCTGTAACTACACCAACACCGGCGGAATAACCCCCCAAAAATGTATTTTGCAATCCCGTTGTTAATGCGCTGCCAGCATATGCACCAAATGCACTATTGTTCATTGAGGTAGATGTTGGCGGGGCTTGTGCATCCAAAGCATATGTCCCAACAACAGTACTGTAATGTCCTTTTACGTTTGCAAAAAGCGCACTATGCCCAATGGCAACATTGCTATGCCCGTCAACATTTGAGCCTGCCGCAGAGTTGCCGACAGCAGTGTTGTCATCCGCAGTAGTGTTGGCACCAAGAGCATTAGCACCCACCGCAGTATTTTTATCCCCATCTGTTGTTGCATCCATAGTGTAGGAGCCAACCGCAGTATTATGCGCCCCGCCTTGACTGTTTTGAAGCGCCCGAAATCCTAGTGCAGTAAAATTAACCCCGTCTTGATGATATTGTCCTGCCCCGTCACCGACAGCTACAATGTTGCCAATAGTAGCGGCTGCTAAAGCCTGATTGCCAACAGCAACAGCGGAAGCGCCCGTCTGATTAGCTGACATAGCATTATGGCCTATTGCGGTATTATACCCGCCCGAAGTCAGCGCATCTCCAGCTTGGTATCCGACAGCAGTGTTGCCGTCTCCGGCATTAATTTCTTTTCCTGCGCTATCACCAATAAGAGTGTTATAATGTGTGCCAGATGCGATGTCTTCACCAGCAAGATAACCTAGACGCAGATTGTTGCTTGCTCCACTTACTGTAGGAGTCCAAACAGACCCAGCACCTTCGATGCGAAGCCTTTCTGCGTTAGCTCCACTGGAAGTGTTGGTAGAAAAGGCTAGTCGTGTTTCTCCACCACCGGAATAGGTTCCTATTGTTGCAGCACCTGTATCTGTCTCGTAATACAACGACAGACCGGCTTGAGAGGGAGTTGTGTCGTACGAGGAAGCGGACCCTTGAATCATAAGTAATCCGGTTCCAGTTTCCAGAGTCAGAAACCCAGTAACAGATGTATCGGCGTCGTTTGCCAACTCACCCAAAACGAAATTGCCGGTAGATGTGTTATCTCTGCCAAACATCCAGCCGGTCCCAGACGTATTACCAACGAAGATTTGTCCAGTTCCAAGACCTGACGCAACTTGCAGGGGAGCATTTACGGTTTGCAAAGTAGTCTTGTTAATTAACAATCTGCCGCCAGTATCAAGCCGCATCTTTTCGCCAGCATTAGCCCAGAACGCCATGTATTCATTAGTATTATTGTACGTGATGCGTCCTCTTAGCCGACTGTCAACATCGCCAAAATTAATAATTGCCTCAGAACTGTTGCCACTTCTGATTGCGACTTCTGTGGTGCCTGTGCCGTATACTTCTAACTTGTGGTTGCTATCTGGTGCCGCCGTCCCGATTCCTAACGTAGCCGCTCCACCTAAGATCAAATCATCCGCAGAGGTATCCCAGAGCATGTACGCATTAGCTGTATCTCCAAAGAATTTAACGTCGTAGCCAGTATCATCAACACCAACAGTTATAGTAGAGTTGAACTGAGAAGCACCGGCTTGAGTTAAAGTACCTGATACATCTAAATTGGCATTAACATCTGCCAAAGTTGCGTTCAGTTCGATTTCATCTGTAGCATTAATGTCTAAAACGGTCGCACTGGGAGCGTTTATGTATTGAGAAGCATCGTTAAACTGGAGCGCCATAGTACTGTTTAAAAGCAGTCCAGTATCAGCAACATGGGTTAGCGTTACATCTTGATCGTCGCCAAAACCAATCACAGCCCCATCAGCAAGATAAAGGTCACTGAACTCCAAACTAGTTGTGCCGAGAGCAGCACCATCTGAAGCATCCGGTACAAACGCTGTAGTAGCGGTTATTGTTGTGCCTTGGATAGTCGAGCTACCCGTCACTGCGCCAGTAACCGCAAGAGTACTACCTAGTGTAGCAGCACCATCAATCGCGGCAGCGCCGGTAACTTCTAACGTACCGACTTGGAGGTCAGCGATAGCATCGACAACGGCAGCGCCAGAACCCGCGCCATCACAATAAACAATTACGTTTTTACCGTTCTGGACGGTGACGCTCGCGCCAGAACCCTGGGTTAAGATAAGGTTGTAAGGACCACTAGAACCAGAATCGGTGGTGGCGTTTTCGATAATAAACCAAGCAGGAGCCGTGTTTGGGGCTATTGTAACTGTGCAATCTGAATCTAAAGCCCCCGTAAATTTAATTACGCGGTACATACCATCTTGGAGGTTTTCGGTTCCTGAGCCCGGTGAGGCTTCACGGACAGTTAGGGTATGTGCGTTCGCGTTTGTTGTTATAGCAACCGCTTTATAGGAAGCAATACGATCAATAATATCGAGGTTGTGGTTAGTGGTAGTTCCCCACGTACCATCCTGCTCTCCAGTACCGATCTTCTCAATACCAAAACCTGTTGTATATGTTGATACCATGTCTCTTTCCTAGGTTTGTGATATACTACTATGTATATACCTAAAATCCACTAATATTTTCCCAAGACGATGTTTGGCTAGTGTTTACCACCTGCCAGTTCGGTACTTGAGTAGTAGTCAGATTCTGATAGTTAGCTGTCTGACTAGTATCTATATCACCCCAAACTAACGAAACACCTATGTTGCCTGTACCAACTACCCCCGTTACTGCTACGGTTGCACCGCCTGTTGAGGTTTCAGAACCTAGGGCGGATGTACCAGCTACCCCCGTTACTGCAAAAGTAGCCCCACCTGTTACAGTTTCAGAACCAAGAGCAGAAGTACCAGCTACTCCGGTAACAGCAAAAGTAGCGCCGCCTGTTACAGTTTCAGAACCAAGAGCAGAAGTACCAGCTACTCCGGTAACAGCAAAAGTTGCTCCAGCTATAACAACTTCAGAACCGAGAGCAGAAGTACCAGCTACCCCCGTTACAGTTACAACTGCGCCACCTGTTACAGTTTCAGAACCAACAGCAGATGTACCGGCTATCCCTGTTACTGCTACAGTTGCGCCGCCTGTTACAGTTTCAGAACCAAGAGCAGAAGTACCAGCTACTCCGGTAACAGCAAAAGTTGCCCCACCTATTACAGTTTCAGAACCAACAGCAGATGTACCGGCTACTCCAGTAACAGTAAAAGTTGCGCCACCTGTTACAGTTTCAGAACCAAGAGCAGAAGTAGCGGATACCCCCGTTACTGCTATAGGTACAGCCGTATTCCACGCACTCTGTCCCCAACTACCTCGTCCCCAACCTCCTAAGTGTGTGTTAGACACAATTGGCTCTTCGTAGCTAGGCTATACGAATTATCGCATTACTTGCGTCTGCCGCTGGGAACTGGATAGTAAAATCACCACCACTGGAAATTTTATCTGCCCCAAAATCGAGGACGGCTACAGCTTTATTAGAATCAGAGTTATTGTAGATTAACGCTCCCCTAGCTGTAATAGTAGCGCTGCTCCAAGTAGTATCTGCAAAATCAGTAATAGCAGTGGTACCGCTGCTAGAAGGGTCTACCCTAGTAAGCGTGTTACCGCCAGCCGTGTAACCCGTTCCCGATACCTCGTTGGATGTCGAGTAGGCAGTCGTACTAGCACCCAAACTAGCACTAGAAGTATAAAGAGCTATCTTAAAAGTGTCCCCACCACTATTCTTAAAATTATGTACCGCCTCTAACAACTCCTGTTTAAAAGAGGTACACATTGCTTGTGTAATTGCCATAACCTGCTCCTAACTTACACTTTGTCTGTACTGTCCTGAACGATAAGCATCTTCTCGTAACTTACCATCACCAAGATTTTTAAGTAACCCCAAAGCATGAACATATAGTTTTTCGTAACCAGACATAATATCTGGTTCGCTTTTAAGGAACCTTCCTGCCTCTACTAAAACCCCATTCAGTAACGCAGAATCAAACTCATCACCCAACCACGTAGTACCTGCTGTAACTATAGACTCGGGGTAGTAGCCATAATGAAGCTCTACATTCAAAGCGGCATTAGGGGTTGGTCCCAGTATAAAACTATCTTCACTAAAATATGCGTAATGTACCGGCACCCCGGTAGTGGCGGGGTTTGGATATGCTTCTCTTATAAAATTAACGTCTTTATTAATAAGGAATGTGTGTACCGAACTACTGTCTAGCACCGCTAAACTGTAGGTATATAAGAAATCAGAGGGTACTGATAAATACTTATTGCCGGAAGTAAGCGCACCACTAACGTTCCTACGTAAAGCGGGTATCTGCACGCTGTTATATATTTTCTGTTCAGCCTGATCGGTGAACATATCAAGCTGCGCGTCCGTAAAGGTGTTCTCACAGATATCCTGTACGTTTGTTTTTAGGTTTGTGTAGTTCATATTCTATACACCTTTAAGAGGTAGATACCACAACCTGTCCTATACGCCCGGCACTAATAACAGATGCTATATCTTGCTCTCCTACAGGATTAGGACCCCCTGACGAATTTATGGCTATAATTTGGGCTCTACTTTGTGCATACCCCGCAAAATCTGGCCTAGGATCACGTATTGCTTGAGGATCATCTACAGGATACCTACCTAACTCGTTTTGGGGGTGGTCAGGATTCCAACAAGTTGGACAAGCCTTTATATTCGTAGAAACACCCTTTTTAACAAGGTTACGTAGTTTAGTTAGTTTGTATCTGAACCCACAAACATCACACTCCGCGATGACCTTTTTATCAGACGCAAATCTAGTAGACATATACTATACCTACTTACCACCCTTCTCTTTCATAAGCATACCGGCCAAAGCAGTCGCACCAGCAATACCTAAGAAGTAGGGGGTCCCCACAGGCACGAGGATAGATAGTACAATCGCACCCACTCCAACAGAAATCCAAGAAGTAGGCTCTACAATCCTATCCGCAACCCAATTAACGACCAGATCTACCATAACACCCATAACAAACTCCTATTTAGCTAGAATACGAGGATAAATCTTATACCTACTACCATATCCTCAAAGAAAATACTGTATGACTCCGTGTTAAACCCGGGAAACTTTAGGTACAAATCGCACGGATGACTTCTCTCTATCCTCTCCAGAAGCGAGGGCAAACTGAGTTTCATAATCAGCCTTCAAGAACTCCACACGTTCCGCAAGAGCGGGTACTTTCATAGCGATGTTATAGGCTAATCCTGCAACCAGACAAGGAAGAAACCTAAAGTTCATATCCGCGGTTTCTATACCACTACCAGCGTCTTCAATCCTACGCATACGCCAATACACAAATGTGTAGTCGTTACTATCTGGCACAGGCCACACATTTATCTTAGGGGCATCCCTAAGACGTTCAATCCAAACCTGTATAGGTCTACCACGCGTCAGTTTGTTAGGTATAGAAGAGAACGTGCTTGTACTAACACGGCTAATATTGATATCGGATTGCTTATTTACGTCACCACTATTAGTTCGTATGGCCTGCTCTAACAAATCCACTGTATCTGCGGGGAGCGTATATTGAGAGGTTCCTGTAGTCAGACTCACCGTGCCAGAGTCTATAGTCCACAGGTTTATACCTCTATTTTGCCACTCTATAGTAAGCAGATTCATAGACCTACGAGCCGTACGTAGGTCATACCCAGACCGCATCTCACTTCCGGCACGCTCCCACGCCTCTTCAGC